CTTTATGAACATACTTATCTTGGTCGCGTCTAGACGGACGTTTACCCTCAATGTGTAACACGCCATCATTTACTTCGATATCAATATGTTCTTTCTTGAATCCAGCCACTGCCATCTCAACAGTGTATTTCATTTCACTGTCTTTAACAACGTTATGTGGTGGATAGTGATCCTTTGCATGCTTGTGAATATTCTCAAGCTGATCAAAGATGTGGTCAAAACCAATAAAACCCGAACGCGGGTAAGCGAATGTTCCAGTCATATGTTCCTCCTATAGACTAGCAAGGTTAAAATTACGGACCTCTTTCGAGCATCCTATATTATATATAATACCTTTTTTCTAAAAGTACATACTTTACCACAAAATATTTTGTTTTTTCAGTATAGGTCTTTTAAGGCACATATATTCGATGTTAACACTAATTCTCCATTCAGGATCGACTTGCGAACTTGGTCGGTGATCCATCCAATAAGGAAAAATATAAATTTTATTTTTCTGTGGCTTTACTGAATGAATAGTGTTATTTAATAACAATTGTAATTCACCACCTTCTTCAGGTGGATCAATATAAAAAACTGCATTGATCGTAGATGTATTGACATGATTATGCCAAACATTATTTGATCTTATATTATTTTGAACATAAATCCATGTTCTAATATCATTTACAGAATCTGATACTGTAAACTCTCTATCAATAAGTTCTAAAAACGCGTGACTTATAATTGACGTATAAGCCGGATCGTCATATAATGTGTTATAGCCTTTTTCAAAATTATTATCAATTTTGTCATGCTTAAACTTTTCAATCATTTTAGATTTATGTGCTTGATTTAATTCATCAAACTCAAAATCTCTTACTAACAAATAATTATTTAACATTACCTATATTATATTTCGGACAAAGTTCCCAGTTGTTTTTTTCTTTAAACGGAATAATTTTAATTTGCCTTAGTGGTGCGAGCGGTTGTACTGTTTCTTTGTTGTCAATAGAAACTAATCCCCAATCACTAATCAAAGTTGCAATTGTGTTTCTTCTAGCCAAATCATTTTCTTCTAAGTTCGATTTTTTACCGTCTAATAAAAATAACTCTTTAAAATGTACGATAAAATACCTTCCTTGTTTGTGTAAAATATGGCATGATTGATATAGTTTGTTGTCTTTTCTCGATGCGACGCCAATCCTAGTCAGTGTTTCACGAACCTTTAAAAAGTCATCTGGTTCGTTGAGTGTAACCTCTAACATTAGAGAAGGTGTCCATTCTATTATTTTATTTTCTTCCACCTTTATAAACCTTTTTTCTCAATAAATCTAGTTGTTCAGTTGTGAGAAGGGTTAAGACTTGGCGGGCTTTTTGGTTGCTATAGCCATAATATTCCTTAACTACTTCCACATCACTTACGATCTCAGGTTTAAACCATTTTGAGAATCGTTTTTTCTTTCTAACTATATTTATAAAAAAGTCGAATTGAAGGCGATTATCTAGATGTGCGTTCTGATTCATCTCATTTGCCATCAGAACGGTATCATGAAAATAAGACAGGCCACGATTAACCATAAAAGGATTGTACGCCTTTTCTGCCAAATCGTCAACCATAATATTTTGTTTCGAGTAGTTGATTGCATTTAAATATTCAAACGGATTCATAATATAATTATATCACACTTTCTGTTATTCGTAAACTCTATTATGTGTGTCATTTACACGAATAAATGTAGCACACTTTGACAACGATTTTAATTTTTTAGCTCCTACATAAGTGCATGCTGAACGTACACCCGATAAAATATCGATTAATGTTTCTCTTACTGGACCTTTATGTGGAACAGAAACTGTTTTACCTTCAACACCACGATATTCTCTATGAGGAACATTATGTCTAGACATAGCAGATTCAGAAGCCATGCCATAAAATTCCATCATTCCATTTTTAATGACACCATCACATTCATCATGACCAGCTAATATTCCACCAATCATTACAAAATCAGCGCCAGCCGCAAAAGCTTTTACGATATCACCAGAATTAGTACAACCACCATCTGCGATAATATGAGCATTAAGACCATGAGCCGCATCTGCACATTCCATTACGGCAGATAATTGTGGATAACCTATGCCAGTTTTCAATCTAGTAGTACAAACACTACCTGGTCCTACGCCTACTTTTATAATATCTGCACCGGCAAGAATTAATTCTTGAGTCATATCTGCTGTTACAACATTTCCAACTACAATCGTAGCATCTGAAACGTGGTGCCTTAAAGATTTTACTGCGTCAATAACTGAAATTGTATATCCATTTGCGACATCAATACCAATAAAATCCCATTTAGTGTTATGAGTAATTATTGCAGGTACATCATCGATGCCGCCCATCATACAGATATTTTTACCTCTAAATGCAGTAACATCATTTTTCAAATAATGTCTCGCTGGACACGTAATCATATCATATTCAGATAATGCTTTATGCATATCCGGAGTACCGACAGTATCCATGTTTGCTGCCATAATAGGCATGCCGGTCCATTCTTTTTCGCTATGAACAAACTTATATGTTCGAGTCATATCGACATCATATCTAGATGTTAGTGTAGATCTTTTTGGTCTGATTAAAACATCAGAATAATCTAACTTAATATCATCTTCTATTCTCATTTAAAACCATCCTAACTTTACGCCATTATGAGCGATAATAAAAAAACAAGCGACCAGATGAGTAAGAACCCATGCTGTACGCAAGATAGCTGCAATGTCACTTTCACGATCATCTCCTATTTTTGATCCAATTGTTTTAGCCCAAATTCTCCACATTTTATGCAAACTCAACATTAGCCATAATCTCTGTCATACATGCAACTACGTTTAGTTCATGATCAGCCACAAAGGCTTGTTTATATTGATAGTCTGCAAGAATAAGTACAATTTGGGGAATTGATTGCGGTTTTAAGTAGTCATACATTTGATCGTAAATTCCACGATAGATAGCTGTTGCTTCGATATCCATATTATCGGATATCCATTTGCGCATAGCTTTGAAGTCTTTTGATTTAAGATGCTTAAACAGATCAGCGAAATTATTTATATCTTTCGTGATTCCAGTAATGCGACCGGTGTAAGCCTGTCTTTGTAGTTCATTAAGAACTCTACGCCAATCTGGAGCGAACTTCATAATGAGTTCAGCTAAAGCTTTACCATCACCAAATGGTACACCTTCATCTTGTAGAATTTTTGCTGTGCGATCCATAAACTGACCACATAGTTCAACCATATCTTTTTTAGGTGTATTAAATTCGTATATACCACATCGAGAATGTAGTGGTTCAATAATACGATTTTTAAAATTACACGTAAGAATAAATCGGCAATTGTTTGCAAATTCTTCGATAAATCCACGAAGAGCTGGTTGAGTAGATTGCGCATTAAGATAATCTGCTTCATCTAGGATAACGACTTTATATCCACCCATGAGAGAAACAGTAGAGGCAAATTGTTTAATTTTGCCGCGCAATGTATCGATGTTACCTTCTTCAGAACCGTTGATTACGATATAATCGAGTTCGAGTTGGTTACATAGAGCTTTGGCCACAGTAGTTTTACCGAGGCCAGCTGTACCAGTAAATAACATATTAGGCAATTCACCGGTTTCAATAATTTGAGTAAAGACTGTTTTTAAGCTTTGAGGTAAAATACACTCATCAATAGTCTTAGGCCGATACTTTTCGACCCACAAAAACTCATTAGACATTTCACATACTCCATAATAATAAAAGGTGCGGTCTGACCGTGGAACCGCGCGTGTGTATTAGGCCACAACACCATAACTATTTATTTAGACTTCTTGTCTTCGGCAAGATCTTTTTCCATTTGATCTTCCTGTTCAAGGTTTTCATTGATTTGAATCACTTGAATACATTGATCGCGAAGGCCACCAATAGTTGTAAGCTCTTCACCTTTAAAGGCACCACGTTGAGTCATTGCATCGATGACAGCAACAGTAGATCGAGCCATTTTATTCGAGATTTCTCTCAGCTGATTAATCTGATCAGACATGTCTTATACTCCATATGTTGAGGTTTTTTCTAGTGCAACCCAATAAGTCACGTTCACTTGTTTATTCTTGAATTGCGTGATTAATTTAGATGAAATTTCAACTTCATAATCTCCAGCAAGAAGTCTTGCTAGGTTCTTATTGTCAATAACAAAATTGAATTTTGCATCTTTATTAAACTCTCCATCAATATCGATTTCGTATGCATTTGATGTAGAATTTTTAGTATCAACTACAGCCAAAGTAAGTACACCATCATTACCGGTGATACTGATTTCACTATGACCAAGAGCTGCTGCAGCTTTCTTTACTCTATTCAATGTATCATTATCTAAAGTAAAGTGCACATCAGCCGATGGCATCTTGATATCTTTTTGAGATGTAGTTAATGTCTCTTCAGATGAAAAGAAATATTTTACTTTTGATCGACCAGATGCATCGCCGATTAATACGTAATCATCTTTAAACTGAAGATTCGGTGTATCAACGAGACTGAGCACGCTGATAAATTCGTTGAGATCATAAATTCCAAAAGCCTGTGGAAACTGTTCTGTTACTTCAGCTCGAGCAACTACACTTCTAGCCGCTGTTACTGATCGAAGAACGTTACCTTCTTGAACCATAATGTTGGAATTAATTCCTGCAAAGTTCTTGAGAACTTGAACAGTATTTTCACTTAGCTCCATAATATACTCCGTTTTCAATTATAGTAGTATTATACAATATATTCGTTAGTTTGTAAACCATTTTATGCTGCCATCTTACTAAAATTTTTATCTTTTCTAAATTCAATCTTAGATTCAAATTTACCATCAAGAATATCACCTTTATGAGATATTACAAAAGTATTCGTTTGATCAGAAAGCGTATGTAATATCTTTAGTAGATTTTCTACACCGTCATGATCGAGGCTTGAATCAAAAGTTTCATCTAAGATAAGAAGATTGGTAGCGACCGAGTTTTTCATCTTAGCAATTTGTCTCCAAGTAAACAGAAGTGCTAAGTCAATTCTTTGCTTTTCACCTTCACTAAATGATTCATAAGTAAATTCGTCTCTATGTCTAGATCGAATAGTTTCTTGAAATGATTCATCTAAATTAAAGTGTACAAAGAAATCTAAAATTTGTAGATACTGATTGATAAGCTTATTCATTGGTGGTAGATACTGTTTGATAATTTTAGTTTTGATTCCAGTATCTTTCAACATTTCAGCCATAGCAGTATTGTAAGAATATTCTTCTGAAACCTTTAATTTAGTTTCTAGAAGTTTTTCTTTATTTAATCTCATATCTTTTAGATCTATATTTGCTTTTTCTAGATCTGCGCCTACATCTTTCTTGAGATGTAACTGGTATTCTTTAATTTGTTTTTGGAAGTTAGAGATCTGCATGTTGTTCTCACTGAGTTCAGATACTTTAGATCGTAGCGATTGAAGTAACTGTCCAGTCTCGCTAATCTCTTTTTCCACGGATGTCCCTTTCGTTCCGATCTCACGGCATTCCGATTGAAGACTATTTGCTTCTTGCTGCGCCGTTGATAAAATAGCATGTTTATGCGAGTCTGTGATGGCTTGCTCGCAAACGGAACATACCTCATTCTTTTCGAAAAATTCGATCCGTTTCCTGACGTTGGTGAGAGTCGTTTGCCTATCTTGACCTCCGAGCATAAGGGCCTGGCGTTTATCATGTAAAGCCGATAACCTTTCCTCGGACTCTCGAATAGATTCGTCGAGGCCCAGGCTAAGCTCACTATTCTTAGTCTGTAGTTCATCGATACTATTCTGCGATTCATGTATCCTAAGTTCATATTCTTTTTTATTCTCTTCGGTTAAAACTGTAATATCTCTAATGTATTTCTTTTGTGTATCAATTTTATTTTGTGTAATGTCGATATTGTAACTAATATCTTTTAGTTGATCTTTTAGGACATTTTGCTTTTCTCTTAAAATTACATTCATCTTAGAGAATACATTAATGTCCAAAAGATCCTCGATAACATCCCGACGATGGCCAGCAGGTAACTGCATGAAAGGAATGAAAGAGGAGGAACCTAACACAACTACCTGATGAAACGACTTATGATTTAGTTTCAAAATGTTTTGCTCGAGGATCTTTTGGTACTCACGTGCATGTGAAGACTGATTAATCATTTTTCCGTTTTGCCAGATCTCAAAGATACCTGGCTTAATTCCACGAACAATTTTATATTCAGACTTTCCTATGCTAAATTCTACTTCAACCACACAATTTTTTTGATTAACAGAATTAATTAATTGGTTCTTATTAATACTACGGTGTGGTTTACCAAACAAACTAAATGAGATCGCATCGAGCATAGTAGATTTGCCCGATCCATTTTGACCTACGATAAGAGTTGATTTGGTTCTATTTAAATCTATTTCGGTAAATGCATTACCGGTGGAAAGAAAGTTTTTCCACTTTACTTTTTTAAAAACTATCATGCTATTTCTAGAGCTTGGGCTTCCGTCATTAATTCACGCATATTCATTTTAATACGATCTTTATTAAGATCTGTATCTACTCCATCGATGTAATCGTCTAGAAGTTGGTGAGTGTCTTCAATATTTATACCTTCGTCGTCGACATTATCACCAATAAATTCATTAAAGTTTTCTGCAATCTTTAACTCGTAGATATCTTTATTCTGAATACGATCAATAAACCTATCAAAAGTAAAACTATCATGCTTGTTAACTACAACAACCTTTACAAATTTCTGATCTAAATTATCAATATTATAAGTATTATAATCTATTTTCTCGTCATTGTAAACAATTTTTTCGAATAAAGTGTGTGGATTATGAACCTTTTGAATTTCTCTAGTTTC